CACAAGGCCGGGCGGCGCATCCTTTGCACCGCCAAAAACCTCGACCGCGCCCGCGACAAAGCCCGCGCCCAGCTTAAAGCCATCCGGGTGGGCAAGGCCGACTTGGCCGAGATCACTCCCGCCCTGCTCTCCGAGTTCCAGCAGTGGCGAGCCACGCGGCTGGAATCGCCCAAGGTGTCCGAGGCCGTGACTCGCTACATGGCGCACCTCAACGATCGCAAGGTGCAAGAGACGCGCATTGTGGCCTCCGACCTTGCTAAGTTTGCCAAGGCCCACCCTTGCCGCATGAGCGAGGTCACACCCGACCAAATCCGCGACTACCTCGACCGCCTGCCTGTTGGGCCTCGCCGCTACAACAATGTCCGCACCGCCCTCGTCAGCTTCTTCTCGTGGGCCCGCAAATCAGCGCTCATCCCTGACGGCATGACCGCGCCAGAGCGGACGCACACCAAGACTTTGGACACAAAGCCTGTGGCGATCTACACGCCGAAGGAGTTCCGCGCCCTGCTTGCCGCCGCCCCAAGCGGATGGCGGCTCGCCCTGGCAATCGGTGGCCTCGCTGGCCTACGCACCGAGGAAATTCAAGGACTGCGCTGGGAGGACATCAAGCTCGGCAGAAAGCACATCGAGGTGCGGCCAGAGATTTGCAAAACCAAGCGCCGTCGCCTTGTTCCCATCTTGCCTGCGCTGGCCTCGTGGATACGCAAGAGCGAACCGCAGCCCGGCGGCATGGTTGCCCCGCAAGATAGGATCGACAACCTCGCCAAGCGGCTCCGCAGAAAAGGAGTTCTGTGGGTGAAGAACGGCCTGCGACATTCTTTTGGAAGTTATCGATGCGCCGCCGTGAAAAGCGCCTCACAAGTCGCGCTGGAGATGGGCAACTCCGAGGCCGTAGTCCGCAAGAACTACCTCGAAATGCAGGAAAGAAGGGCCGCAACCGAGTGGTTCCAAACTGGTTACTTTCCTCTCTCAAATTCTGTAAGTCGTTGATTTGTAAGATGCCGGCGGAGGGGGTCGAATCTACACTACTTGGTTTTTACGGTGCCAAATGGTGCCATCCGACACAGGAAATTGAGAAGATCGGGCGATAACATAGAGTCGGAATAGTGGTTACTTTCTGGTTTCATTTGGCAAAATATTTTCACCCACACGCCACGTTGACCGCAACAGAGTAAAAAAGCCGTAGTGTGGGGGCTTGTGGGGGATTCGCTTCATGGAGTAACCGGGATGTAACCAGTTTTATATGACTTGACATACGCCGCCGCTTCGTGGCGTCCAAGACCAAAGGCTGGCAAAAGTATCTGGCAGTCAGTTGCACCCACGGGGCCGAGGCCGACCCCCGCGCCCTCGATGCCATGCTTCGGCTTAAAGAAGCGTGGAAACCGCAGTTCACCCTGCACCTTGGAGATGCCATCGATGCCCGGTGCCTCCGCTCTGGAGCGCGCAAAGACTCGGACAGCGCAGACCACGCCGCCGACTTGGCTGATGATCTCATGCAGGGGTTGGCTTTCCTCAAGCAACTCAAGCCGAACGTCTACCTTCTCGGCAACCATGAGGCCAGACTAACCGAGTTGGCCCATTCGCCCAACGCCGTCCTTTCCTACGCCGCTGGCAACGTCATGGGCCGAATCATGGACGAGATGGGCAAGATTAAGTGCCAAGTCGTGCCATACGTCGGCGTTCACCCAGCGGGCGTATTTCTGCTCGGCGACACGGGATTCACCCACGGATCTTTGTATGGAGTGTCTGCCGCTCGTGACGCGGCAGAGATGAGCGGGCGCAGCATTGTTATGGGTCATACCCACCGCGTGGCAATGGAGAGCGCACGAACGCACAACAAAGCAGTCGGCTACAACATCGGGTGCGGGATCAAGCTGGACATCGGCTACTCGGCCCAGCGCCGACAGACCCTCGGATGGCGTCACGCGGCGGCATACGGCCACTTCAATGGTTCTCACTGCACGGTCAACATCGCGGTCTTTGATCCGCATTACCGCCTGCCCCTATGAAGTCGCGGCCCTCAACCACAAAGGGGGGCGGCAATTTGCCCCCCTCCCTCGATCCCGATCTCGCCAAATGGTGCGCGGCCCTCTCGACCCAAGCCGCCACCGACGAGGTGCCGCCGGGTTGGCTCCGCATGAGCGAAATCGCCGCCCTACTCGGAAAAAGCGAAAGCCACATGGCGAAGCTCGTCCGCAAAGCCGCCGACCAAGGCCGATGCGAGACGGCGATGTTTCGGGTTCCCTGCGGGCAGCGTGTTTTGGCGCTGCGGCACTACAAGCTAAAATGAAAAAGCGCGCCAGCACCCCGCGTAAGCGCAAGAAACCCGCACCGACGATGCGCTTCAAGCTCGACGGCCAGTGGTGGCGCGTCCGGGTAGAGCGTCCACCCGACAAGGAAAAGCTCGACGGCCTGTGCCACTACAAGAAGCGCACCGTGTGGCTAAACCCCGAAGCGGTAAAAGGCGATTTGCTGGGCATTGTGACGCACGAATTAACGCACGCCTGTATCCCGCCGACTGACGAAACGCACGTTCGGGACTTGGAACGGCTGGTCTGCGCGGTTGTTCGCTGGGCGGCGACTCGGTGCAATGACGGCAAGATCAGCATCGGGAGGCATAAGGCTTCGTGACTTTCTGGCCCCTGCTCGCCTGCACCGGGCTCTACGTCCTCACGGCGGCAGGCTTCCTCCGCGACGGCAACGGGCCGATGGCCGTGGCCTTTGGCGGGTATGCCCTGGCGAATGTTGGGTTCCTTTGGCTGACTTGGCGTTAAAGTGTTGCGTTCGTTAGTTGCTGCCTCCGTCACGGCATAGCGATGGTCACAAAAACACTGCACATTTTGTAACACAAACCGCATACAGTTGTGCGGAAGTGTATACGTTTCTATCCAATTTCGACACGTTGCCGGGATGTGTCGATGGCATCGACATTGGGGCGGGGCCGGGCATTGAACCCGCATCGGGCCGCGCTACGAGAGCTTTGTAGGCTCTACGGCGGCACCCCGCCAAAGTTAGGCCATCCGCTTTGCCAGATACGCCTTGAACCGCGCCAGCTCCGCCGGGTTCAAATCGTCTTTGCGCTTCGGCGAAACGGTGCGGTGGTCGGTAACGTCATCCAGCGTGAGCCGATAGCGCCTCATTAACGGCGCAAGATATTCGGCCATGCTCGCCATCTCCGTCTCGCCCAACTCGCGGTCGTAGGTGTCGCCCTCAAAAGCCGCGCCGATGCTCCAGCTATTCAAGTCATTGCGGCCCCGCCATCCGCTTTTTCCTGCGTGCCACGGCCTTTCATCGGGGTCGGCAAGCACGGTGCGGCGTCCGTCTTTGGCGACAATGGCGTGATAGCTTACACGGCTCGCCGGGTTCATGCACCACGCGACACTGCTTTGGTAGGAACCAGCAGTGTGGTGCAGGACGATCGCCTTCGGAGTGATGCGCCGCCCCCGCGATACGTTCGGCGTGTTAAGCAGTCTTTCCGGGTAGCTTTTTGGTGTGGCGCTTTTGGATTTCGGCTTCGACGCCTCCACCCTTGCGGTGGTGTTCGGCGCGGGCGTGGAGTTCTTCGTGGACGAGGCCGAGGAGCTTGGCGAGGTCGGCAGACGGCCAACCTTTGACCCCATTAAAGAGCGAAACGACAGCAGGCATTTGTTCAGCCAGTTCACTTCTTGTAGCCGCTTAACGGCTGCTCGATCTCGGCAAAAAACTTCTTCGCGTTGAAGTCGTAACCAAGGTTGAACTTAGTTCCCGCGCAGCCCGTGAGGCAGAGCGCAGCCAGCGCCAAGATGACGGCGCGCACTATTTAGACTCCCGGCGGAAGACCTCAAAGACACCCACCAGCGCCATCACGGCGGCGGCGATGGCGCTGAACTGTTCGGGATCAACGGCCAGACCGAGGGCCGAAAGCAGGGCCAGCAGGCCCGAATAAGTGGACTTCTCTTTGAGTCTCGCAAGTAGGTAGCTCATGCCCCGCGTGGGGGTGTCAAAGCCTACCCGGCGAGATCGGTGACGGCCTCAGACGAAGCCTCCGCAAATGTCGCCTGCGGCTGGCCGAAAGACTCCGCTGGCGCGGATGTCGGGGATGCGGCCCACGAAAGCATCACGCCTTCCAGCCACTGCTTCGCGGCGGTCATCTTCGGGCCGAGGGGCTTGCCTGCTTGCAGCAGGGCCATTTCAAAACGCTGGAGGGCGAGGGTCTGATAGGGCGAGAAGTATTGGCTGACTGCTTCTTCGGCGGTCATCGTCGGCAACGGCACAGGCGTTCCCTCCACCCACTGACGTTCGACGCGATCAGCGAACCAGACAACGCTCGGCTCCCATGCGCCTTGTTCGGGCTTCGGGATTTTGACCAGCGGCACAACGGTCTCGCCCTCTGGCACATCGCGCCAGTTGCCTTCGTCATCGGTGAGAAGCGAGACGAGTTGCTGGCTCGGCACAAGGCCGACTGTGAACATTTGGTTTGGTTCCATATTCATTAGCCGTGGGCAACCTCCACCATGTCCACCTTGGCAACCCATCTCCAGTTTTGGCTTGCGACTCCAGTAGGACGGATGCGGATGTAGTCGCCTGCGTCTACTGTGGCGACCTCCAGCGAAGTTCCTGTTGCGGCGTCTGTGGTGACGCTTGAAAATACTTCTGTGCTGGTTCCTCCGATATTTTTCGCGGCATAGACAGCGCGATAAATTGCAACATCCGCTCCCCCTGCGCGAACGCCGACAACATAGATTTCACCATACATGACCTTGCCGCTGGGAATCGTCAGATAAGTCGTTCCGCCATCTAATGCCATCTCGACGGCGGCGTTGGTGGTGGTCGCACAGCGCAGGACGGCGCGGATGCGTTGTGCGTCTCCGTTTGCGGCAAAAAATCCAGAAGAGTGAGCCAGTAACCTTTGCCTGTCGGCTACGGCTCTGGTTCCTATCGCAACTGACTGAACCGCAGACGCCGTGTTGTTGGCGCCAACTGCAAAACTGTCGGTGTTGCTCGAAGTATTGCCGTCACCAGCCGCCATTGAGCGGTCGTTGTTCGCCACGTTATTGCGACCAGAAAATATGCCCGCCAAAAATCCGCTTGCCGTGTTGCCTGTTCCGCCGCAGCAAACCGAATCTTGCCCACTGCCTGTATTATTTGCGCCTCCCCCAATGAAGGCCCGCTCGCCTGACGCAACGGCAGTTGCCGAGGTGCGAACCATTTGAAGCTCGACGGCGCTGACGCCTCGCGCATTTCCTCCGCTGCTGCTCGCGTCAGGCTGCGGCCCCAACACAAACGCCCCGCCGCCTTTTGGACTTACCACCAGCGCCGAATTGGTGTCGCTGGCAACATTGGACACGCGCACCAATGCCTGCACGGCATGGCCCGTGAGCAGGGTTGCCGCCGTGATGTTGGTCGTGAAGAGCGAGGCCGAGCCGCCGCTGGCGGTGGATAACTGGAATGTCGCCCCGCTGGCGTTGATGACGAAGTAGTTGGTTGTGGTGTTAAGTCCCGCGCCTCCAGTGAGGGAGGTAAAGCGCACCCGCTGGCCGTTGGCGAAGGCCGACCCTGTGGCCGTGATAATGTCGGTGCCAGCATCGCCTGTGACGCTGGTGAAGGCGGTCACTGCG